CTGATCCTCCTGAATACGTACAAGAAGCGAGTTGAGTACCCTGACCTGAAGCGAGATGTGCTGGCTGAGTACAACATGTACGAGCCGGACGGAGTCCTTATAGAGAAGAAGGCATCCGGAGCGCCGTTGATCTATGACTTGAGGGCGATGGGCATACCTGTGCAGGAGTACACGCCCGGAAAAGGCCAAGACAAAATTGCCCGTCTCAACGCAGTCTCAGACATAATCGCGTCTGGGAAAGTATGGGTGCCCCAGACTCGGTGGGCAGAAGAGTTAGTGGATGAAGTTGCAGAGTTTCCCTCCGGCGAGCACGATGACTTGGTGGACGCGACGACTCTGGCGCTCATGCGGTTTAGACAAGGTGGGTTCTTGCGCTTACCAAGCGACGAGCCTGAAGAGGTTAACTATTTCAAAGGTCACCGCAGAGAGCGGTACTACACAGTGTAAGGAACGAATATGAAGTTTGGATTGATGGGTGTTAGTTCTGATGGGACTATGTTTACACCAGACGGCAAAAAATTATTTAAGCTGCCCGCTACTTTGGCGTTTGCAGTTCAATCCATCCAACACTGGGTGGCTAAAAAAACTTGGAGATAAATATGGCAATCGACAAATCCATTTACGCAGCACCTCAAGGCCTCTCTGAATTAGTTGGCCAACCCGATATTGAGATTGAGATAGAAGACCCCGAGTCAGTAAGCATTGGCATGGGCGACATTGAGATCGACCTCAAACCACAGAAAAAAGAAACAGCAGAAGACTTCGATGCCAACCTCGCTGAGTTCATGGACGATGGTGAGTTGGATTCCCTTGGGTCTGACTTGGTCGAGGACTTTGGCAAAGACATCAATGACCGCAAAGATTGGATCAAGACCTACGTCGATGGCTTGAAGTTGTTGGGCTTGAACTACGAAGAGCGAACAGAACCTTGGCAGGGTGCGTGTGGTGTGTTCCACCCCATGTTGACCGAGAGCGTTGTGCGGTTCCAGTCCGAGGCGATGATGGAGACGTTCCCAGCAATGGGGCCAGTCAAGACCCAGATTGTTGGTGCGGTTGACCTGTTGCGTGAAGAAGCTGCGGCTCGCGTGCGCGAGGACATGAACTATCAGTTGACCGAGGTGATGGTCGAGTACCGCCCCGAGCACGAGAAGATGTTGTGGTCGTTGCCACTGGCAGGTTCAGCGTTCAAGAAGGTCTACTACGACCCAAGCAAGGGGCGTCAAGTTGCTGTGTTTATTCCAGCCGAGGACATCGTGGTTCCCTATGGTGCGTCAAATCTTGAAGCGGCGGAGCGGGTCACACATGTGATGCGCAAGACCGAGAACGAGGTCAAGAAGTTGCAAGAAGCTGGGTTCTACATTGATGTGGACTTGGGCGAGCCGACGTATGAGTTGGACGACATTGAGAAGCAAAAAGCTGAAGAGCAGGGCATGTCAGCCATCAACGATGATCGCTTTCGTTTCCTTGAGATGCACGTTGACTTGGACTTGCCCGGGTTTGAGCACAAGGACAAGAAAGGTAAGGAGACAGGCATAGCACTACCTTACGTAGTTACTATTGAGAAGGGCACTCGCAAAGTTTTAGCCATCAGGAGAAATTGGTATGAAGACGACGAACTCCACACCAAGCGCCAGCACTTTGTCCACTACCAATACATCCCCGGTTTTGGCTTCTATGGTTACGGTCTTATTCACCTTATCGGCGGCTACGCGAAGTCGGCGACGATGCTCATCCGTCAACTCGTGGATGCAGGAACACTCTCAAACTTACCCGGTGGCCTCAAGTCTCGTGGTCTCCGCATCAAAGGCGACGATACACCTATCCAGCCCGGAGAGTTCAGAGATGTAGATGTACCAAGCGGTTCGATCCGCGACAACATTCTGCCCCTGCCATACAAAGAGCCAAGTCAGGTTCTGTTTGCCCTGTTCCAGAACATTGTGTCTGAGGGCCGTGCGTTTGCTTCCAGCGGTGACATGAACGTGTCCGACATGAGTACCAACGCCCCAGTAGGTACAACACTAGCTCTGTTGGAGCGCACACTTAAGGTGATGACAGCGGTGCAAGCGCGACTGCACTACACCATGAAGCAAGAGTTCCGCTTGCTCAAAACTATCATTGCCGACTACACACCTGAAGAGTATGACTACGAGCCAGAAGACGCAGGTCGCAAGGCTAAGAAGTCCGACTATGACTCAACAGATGTGATCCCAGTCAGTGACCCCAACGCAGCGACGATGGCACAGAAGATTGTGCAGTACCAAGCTGTTCTCCAGTTGGCCCAGTCAGCACCCCAGTTGTACAACCTGCCGTTGTTGCACCGCCAGATGATTGAGGTGTTGGGCATCAAGAATGCGAGCAAGCTTGTGCCGGTGGAAGACGACCAAGTGCCGACCGACCCAGTGCAGGAGAACCAGAACCTGTTGATTATGAAACCGGTCAAGGCGTTTATGGAGCAGAACCATGAGGCTCATATCCAAGCACACATGGCGGCAATCCAGAATCCCAAGATTCAACAGTTGATGCAGATGAACCCACAAGCTCAGGCAATCCAAGCTGCGGCTATGGCGCACATCAACGAGCACATTGCGTTCGAGTACCGCAAGCAGGTTGAGATGTCGATGGGTATGCCCCTGCCGACCGAAGAGCAGAACAAGCAAGTGCCCCCAGAGTTGGCAGATCAGATCGCAATGATGGCTGCGCAAGCGACTCAGCAGTTAACCCAGCAGGCACAACAACAAGCCCAGCAAGAGCAGGCGCAACAGCAAATGCAAGACCCGATTGTTCAGATGCAGATGCAAGAGTTGCAGATCAAACAAGGCGAGTTGCAGCTTAAACAGCAAAAGCAAGCCATCGACGCTGCGGCCAAGGCCGATCAGTTGCGTATTGAAGAATCCCGTATCGCGGCTCAGAAAGAGATCGCTGCTATGCAGGTGGGCGCACAGTCCGCTGCCAAACGGGATCAGTTGCAAAGACAGCAACAAACTGAAGGAGTTCGTATGGGCATTGACGCTGCTAAACACCGCGCTCAAATGGCCGTACAGCAAGCGCAACGGGCAGCGCAACGAAACCAGCCCAGCAACAAAAAGGAACGTGATTGAGTAAATACCAAGAATTGGCTCATGTAGCCAAAGAGATCCAAAAGCTAAAACAAGAGCGTGAAGCTTACGTGGCGGCTGGACGATGCGACACGATTGAAGAGTACCGAAGAGTATGCGGAGTTGTCCAAGGTTTGAACTACGCAGAAAACATCATTGAAGACCTTGTGCGAAAAATGGAGAAATCTGATGACTGAATTTGACGTTGCGGCAGTTGATCTGTCTGGTATTTTGAACACCACCTCAGAGCAAAAAGCTAAGCAATTGCCTGACCCCAAAACCTTTCGCATGTTGTGCGTTGTTCCCGAAGCAATGGAGGAATACCAAGACAGCGAAGTAGGTTTGATTAAAGACTCAAAGACCATGCACTACGAAGAGGTGCTGACCCCAGTACTGTTTGTAGTCAAGCTTGGCCCCGATGCCTACAAAGACACAACCCGGTTCCCAAGCGGGCCGTCGTGCAAGGAAGGTGATTTCATCATCGTCCGCCCCAATTCAGGCACCCGCTTGAAGATTCATGGCCGAGAATTTCGCATCATCAACGACGATGCGGTTGAAGCGGTTGTGGAAGACCCCCGTGGTATCACACGAGCAGCATAAGGAGTAAACCATGCCGTTACCCAAGTTTGAAGAAACTTACGAGTTTCCCGATGAGAAAGCAGAGAAAGCTGCTGCTGAAGAGAAGTTTGAAGTAGAGATCGAGGACGATACGCCCCCGGAAGATCGTGGCCGCAAGCCCATGAAAGAGCCGGTTGAAGACCCAACTGAAGACGAATTAGCTTCGTATGACGAGAAGGTTCAGGCCCGTATCAAGAAGTTCACCCGTGGCTACCACGATGAACGCCGTGCCAAAGAAGAAGCCCTGCGCGAACGCGAGGCGGCTGAAACCTTTGCCAAACAAGTCTACGAAGAAAATAAGAGGCTTCAACAACAGCTTTCTAGCGGAAGCAAAGTATTCATTGAGCAGTCCCAATCTTCTGCCACGATTGAGCTTGCATCCGCCAAGAAAAAGTACAAGGAAGCATACGAAGCGGGCGATGTAGATGCCTTAGCAGACGCACAAGCAGAAATTGCTGAAGCTACGCTAAAGCTCGACAAAACCCGTGGTATGAAACCTATCGAGGTTGAAGAACGCGAGTTCAAACCTACTCAACCTGAAAAACCTAACCTTACTCCTCGCACTCAAAAGTGGATTGATCGCAACAGCGATTGGTGGGGTAAGGATGACGAAATGACAATGACCGCTATGGGTATTGACAGGAAGTTACAGAAAGAGTATGGTGCGGACTATGTGGGTACTGAAGAGTACTTCCAAACCATCGATAAAACGATGCGCAAACGATTTCCTGAGCACTTTGAGAGTGACCAGAGCTATGAGGATGACGAACCGCCTCCTAAGAAAAGAACGTCAGAACCGGTCGATGAGGATGATGAACCCCCACGCCGTGCAACAAGATCAGCTTCGCCAGTAGCCCCGGCTACCCGAAGTACTCCGCCTAACCGTATACGGCTGAAGGCATCAGAAGCTGCGACTGCGCGTCGCCTTGGGGTGCCGATTGAAGAATACGCTAAACAGGTTGCTTTACTTAGAAGAGGTGCTTAAAAATGGAAAACGTCGAAACCAAAAAAGCTGAAAAAGCTCAAATTCGTTTAGATCGTGAGTTAGATTCTCGTGCGACTACCTATAGACCTACGTCTTGGAAAGCTCCTGAGACTCTGCCGATGCCTGACGACCGTCCCGGTTGGAAGCATCGTTACATCCGTTTAAGCACTATGGGCGTTGCTGATCCAAGCAACATCTCTTCCAAGTTACGTGAAGGATATGAACCCTGCAAAGCAGAGGACTATCCCGAACTGATGATGCACGCTGCCATCGAAGGCCGCTTTAAAGGCGGTATTGAGATTGGTGGGCTGTTGCTCTGTCGTATCCCTACTGAGTTCATGGAACAACGCGCAAAGCATTTTTCGCAGTTGAATCAGTCTCAAATGGAATCGGTGGACAACAATTTCCTTCGTGAAAGTAATCCCAAGATGCCTCTTTTCTCTGAGAAGAAGACAAATGTTACTTTCGGTTCTGGTTCTTAAATTTTAGGAGTCCTTAAATGGCTTACCCAACGATTGACAA